TGATCAAGATCGGTCAGGTAGCACCAGCAGCACCAAAGCCAGCACCTACTAAGAAAGACGAGGAATAATCTCATGGCTGTATTTCTAAACAACAAGGTTGGCGTGAAGATCAATTCAGTCGATCTTTCAGATCATGTCACAGCAGTAACTCTCAACCGCTCATTCGATGAACTCGAAGTAACTGCAATGGGTGACTCAGGTCACAAGTTTGTCAAGGGTCTTGAAGCATCATCGGTAACAATCGATTTCCTCAATGACACAGCTTCAGCGAATGTTCTAGCAACATTACAAGCTGCGTGGGGAACATCTGTAACTGTGGTATTGCTACAGGAAAAGGGAACAGCAGTCGGAGCGACTAACCCTCTATACACAATGACATGCTTGATCAACAACACCACAGACATTAACGGCAGCGTTGCTGATCTCAGTGTCCAGAGCCTGACATTCAATGTCAATGGTACTGTTGCAGTAGCAACAACCGGCACATTCTAAACAACTAAAAAAGGGGCTAACCATGGCAAGACTAAAGATCGTTCGTACAGATGGAAGTGTATTAGAAGGCGAGATTACTCCAGCAGTGGAGTACGCATTCGAGCAGTACGCTAAAAAGGGTTTCCACAAGGCTTTCCGCGATGAGGAAAAGCAGTCGGATGTTTATTGGCTTGCATGGGAAGTCACTCGCAGATCAGGTGAGTCTGTTAAGCCTTTCGGTATGGATTTCATCGAGACACTCAAAAGTGTTGAGGTGCTTGATTCAGACCCTTTGTCTTAAAGCGCGATCTCCCATTCACCTACCTCATTGCTAGGCTAAGCATAAGGTTAGGGATCGCGCCACAGCAGTTATTGGATTTAGACCAGACAATGCTAGATGCACTGTTGCAGGGTCTCAAGGATGAAGCGAAGGAGATAAGCGATGCCAGCAGAAGTAAAGGGCGCAATCGCACTTCGTAAAGCCCTTAGGGAGTTTACCCCTGACCTTGCTAAAGAAACTCAAAAAGAGATCGCTTCAGTCTTGAAGCCTATTACTGCTACAGCTCGTGGCTTCATTCCATCATCTGCACCTTTAAGCGGATGGGCTAAAAGCAACAATGGCACTTGGGGTAATCGAGTCTGGTCATCGGGTGAAGCCAAGCGTGGCATTGGGTATAAGACAACACCATCCAAGCCTAATCGCTCTGGCTTCAGATCACTTGCCACAATCTTTAATGCTTCAGCTTCAGGATCTATCTATGAGACTGCTGGTCGATTAAATCCACAAGGCAGACCACAAGCACCCATGTCAGAAGTAGTTGCTCCAAGACATGAAAACTTTGGAAAAATGACACGCTCTGGATCTAAAGGACAATCCATGAGCAACAATCCTAACGCTGGTCAGCAATTCATCGATGCCATGAGCAGGACTTCACCTATCGTCAATGCTTACAAAAGAGTTGAAGGCCAATCAGGTCGTGCATCTCGCAAGATGAAAGGCCGCGCAATCTTTCGCGCATGGGCAGAAGATGGCGGCAAGGCTAACGCTGCTGTTATCAAGGCTATTGAAAAGTCTAAAGCAAAGTTTGATGCAGCAGTAGGAGTTAAATAATGGCCGCACCATCGCTCATAATTAGTTTAGCCGCAGAGTTTGTCGGCAAAAAAGCCTTTAAGCAAGCCGAGACTTCTACAGACAAACTCACTAAGAATGTCAAAAAACTGGCTGGTGCACTTGGTTTAGCATTCAGTACCACAGCAGTTTTAGCCTTTGGTAAAGCTTCAGTTAAGGCAGCAGCAGCTGATCAAAAGGCACAGAAGCAGTTAGCCTTGGCCTTGAAGAATGTCGGGCTAGAACGCGATGCTGCTAGTGCGGAAGGTTTCATCCAACGCTTACAAAGCGAGTTCGGCATTGTAGATGACAAACTTCGTCCGGCTTATCAGGCATTGGCTATTGCCACACGCGACACAGCGGAAACTCAAAGACTTCTCAACCTTGCTTTAGACATTAGTGCCGGTACAGGCAAGGATTTAAGTTCTGTAACAGCAGCGTTAAGTAAAGGATACCTTGGCAATAATACGGCTCTTACACGCCTTGGCATAGGTATTTCAAAGGCTGATCTTAAAACCAAATCTTTTTATGAGATTACTACAAATCTTGCAGACACTTTCAAAGGTTCAGCAACAACGGCAGCTAATACCTTTCAAGGTTCAATGGACAAGCTGGCTGTGGCTTCTGCCAATGTGCAGGAGATTATCGGCACAGGTTTAATCGATGCTTTAACTGCACTTGGGGATAGTAATTCTGTTGATGATCTAGCCAATAGCATGCAAGATGCAGCCGAATACACAGCAGATGTTATTCGTGGCATTGGTGTATTAACCAATAAATTAAATTCTCTTCCCGGGGTTTCAGGTTTCAATGTCGGGATGATTCCTATCCTTGGTTCTTATCTTCAAGGTTTACAAGCTTTAGGACAAGCAAGCCAGATCAAGCCTAAGCCTTTCAGCACACCAATGAGTATCTCAGGTCAAACACAAACCAAGATGGCTGTTACTCAAAACAAGTTGCAGAAAGAAACCTTGAAGGCAACAAAGGAAAATCTCAAACTCTCTAAGGCCAAGGCTATCTTTGACCTACAGAAGATCCAGATCGAGGCAGCCCTGAAGGGAAAGATCTCAGAAGAGGATCGCATCCGCTTAAAGCTCATGCAGGCTATCGAAGATGAAAACATTACTCAGATTAAGAAGTACACAGAACTTCTTGATGAGGCACAGAGGAAAACTAAAGAGCTGCGAGATGTCCTTCTCGGTGTTGATCCATTCAAGGACTTCAATGCAGGTGCTAAGACTGCAATTGAGAATGCTCTAGCACTTAATGCTGCCCTGCAATTGGGTAGGTTTGTTCCGGTCGTTCCGGGAACAGGTGGAGTAATGGGCGGTTCGACAAGTGCCGGCAATTATCCATCGTCAGGTTTCCCGGGTGCTTCAGTACCTTACACACCTGCTGGCTCTACCGGTAGCACTGTCAATGTAACAGTCAATGCAGGCGTGGGCGATCCAGAGGCCATCGCTAGAGTCATTGAAGATACTTTGAGACAGTCAAGTTATCGTGGCACAGGAGCATTGGTTGCTCTATGACATGGGATCCAGATTGGCGCATCACTGTTGGCACTACTGTCTATGACAATGTCCAGTCACTTAACCTTACAGTTGGCCGAGTAGATATTGATCGCCAATGCCAAGCAGGCTATGCTCGCATGGACATTATCAACACAGGCACTACGCCATTTGACATAGATGTAACAGATGCACTCAAGCTAGAGGTCAAAGACTCAACTGGTACTTATGTGGATGTATTCGGTGGCGAGGTCTCAGACTTTTCCATCTCAGCTCGCACTCCAGATGAAACAGGATTCTTAACTATCGGCTCTGTCTTGGCTGTTGGCCAGTTGGCTAAACTTCCCAAGGCTCTCTGGTCAGGTGCTCTGACTCAGGATCTAGATGGAGCCCAGCTTGCAGATATCTTCGCAAGTCTTGCATCTCTTACCACAGGTGAGGTTGATGCTGGTCGCTATGACATGATTGCTCGCAACGCTGATCCGATAGTCATGTCAGACATCGTGACCCTTATTGCAGACAGCGGCATCGGACAGATCTATGAGGACAAGCAAGGCCGAGTTTGTTTTGCAGATGCAGATCACCGGACTGTCTATCTTGAGACTTATGGCTACACAGACCTTGATGCCAATTATGCTTATCCTTCAAGCGTTAAATCAATCCTACAGATCGGCAAGATTCGTAACTCTCTGACTGCCGAGTACAACAATAACTATGGCTCAACACTTACAAGCACAGATGCCACAAGTATCGCTACCTATGGCTTATTCGCTAAGAAGTTCCAATCCAATGTCAAGCACACAGCTGACATGACTGACATCTTAACTAGAGAGTTAGCCTTACGAGCACACCCTAGGACTCAACTGGATTCCGTCACCTTCAGACTTGATGACCCTACTTTGCCAGATGCCATGAGAGATGACCTCATCAACATTTTCTTCGGTCAGCCCATCCTTTTGACTAACCTGCCAGCCAATATCCTGAATGGTGAGTTTGGTGGCTTTGTCGAAGGCTGGACAATGAACGCTTCTCCTTCAAGGGTTGATCTAAAGATCTATGCAAGTCCTGTGGAGTTCTCTATTGTGCCGCCACAGTGGGACACAGTCACGCCTGACACAATGGTTTGGAATGATGTAAATGCTACACTTATGTGGCAAGATGCGAATGGAGCACTGGTATAATGGCACAAACTCTTTGGTGGAATTGGGACACTCCAAATAACACTGACCTTGTAAAAAACGGGGCTCTAGCAATTCGGACATTGGGTTCGGATGCGGATCAGACAGTCCAAGATAACTTCATCGCACAGACTATGGGAGCATACTAATGGCCAACACAGCTAAGGCACTCTTTCGCGGAGCAGCCACTACTACTACCACTACGACCTTGTACACAGTGCCAGCCAGCACTACTACAATTGTTACAAACATCGCTGTGACCAACACATCTGCTACTGCCTATACATTCACTCTCAGCCTTGATTCGATTGACATCCACACTGCTACTGCTATTGCAGGCAACTCAACTGTGTACATCGATCTCAAGCAAGTCCTAGCAACAACCAAGACCATCAAGGGTGGAGCATCTAACGCTGCGGTGAACTTCCACATCTCAGGGATGGAGATCGCGTAATGGGTGCTTCGGTAATTCCAGCAGCTAGTGCAACTGCTTCAGATAACTGGGTGCAGATCTCATCTGTTACTCCAACGGCAGCCGCAGCAACACTTACATTTTCTTCAATAGGAACTTACAAGAAGTTAATGCTTCGCTTGAATAATCCTGGGCTATCAGGTTCAGGAAGTGTAACAATCACATTTAATGGTGATACTGGCACAAAGTACAGTCTATATGGACTTCCATACGCTGTGTCGGGTATTAGTGCTATTGGTGACCAATCAGCGACTGGTTTGCTTTTTGGCACAAGTGTTAATGCAATTACAGGTGCAATTGTTATTGAACAAGCAGATACATCAAATCTCAAGAATATTTCTGGTTACGCTAAAGTAACCACTCCAAGTCCTGTTGCTACTTTTTCATATTTAGCAGGTGCTTATCTTGCTTCTGCTGCTATCTCATCTATCACGATCACACTTACAGGAACATTTGCAGCAACTGGAACAGTCGCACTTTACGGGGTGGCATAATGAAGCACATGATTGTTAATGTAGAAACAGGCGAGATCACAATCGAGGAAACACCTGATGTCGAAGCCGCGCCTGAGTAAATCAGCCATTCAGCTGAGGGAACAGATCGATGATTGCTACCCAAGCCGTCTGCGCGATTCCGATGGGTGGATCGGTGATCTCCGACACTCTGCACGCGAGTCTGACCACAATCCAGATGCTCAAGGATGGGTTCGTGCCATCGACATCGATGCTGATCTCGCTGGAAAACCAAAGCCAGAACTCATGCCAGATCTTGTTGATCAGGTTCGACTCTTATGCAAGTCTGGTGCTGAGAAAAGAATTGCCTACATTATTTTCAACGGAAGAA